TCAGCCGACGGCGACCTTCGGCGTTTCGGCCGGCGCTGGCACTGCTGCCGGCAGTTCGATTACCTCGGCCGTTCGCAGATGCGGTTGCACCCAACGCGCAAGGTGATCGGCCGACAGGTGCGCATAGCGCTGCACCATCTCCAACGTTTCCCAGCCCCCGAGCTCCTTGAGCACCTGTAACGGCGTGCCGCGTTGCACATGCCAGCTTGCCCACGTGTGCCGCAGATCGTGCCAGCGAAAATCGCGAATGCCGGCCCGCTTCAGCGCCTTTCGCCATGCCGCTGTATTCGGCTGTCCGATCGCCGAGCCGCGGTACACGAACACGCGTTCGATGTGTTCCGGAGCCCGCCGCTTCGGCAACTGGCGACGCAGCACGTCAACTGCCGTGTCCGACAGCGGCACCGTGATCGCCTTCTTTGCCTTCGCCTGGTCCGGGTGAATCCAGGCGACGCGGCGAGCAAGGTCGACCTGCGACCATTCCAGCCCCGTTACATTCGAACGGCGTAGGCCAGTCTCGAGGCTGAAGCGCGCCATGTCGGACAGATGAGCCGGCAACTCGGCGAGCAAACGCTCGGCTTGGGCCGGTGTGATCCATCGCACACGCTTGGGTGTCGTCTTCCGCCGCTTCAAGACTGGCGCCCGGTCGAGCCATTCCCATTCGACAGCAGCATGGAGAACCGCCATCAGCACTCCAATGACCCGTCGCACGGTTCCTTCGCCGATCGTCCCGCCGATCGGCTTGGGGCCATTGCGCGTCCTGACAACGCGCGGCTCGCAACGCTTCGCGTGTGCGATCGCGTCGACTCGATCCCGGTCGATATCCGCGAGTGCGACGCCGGACAGATGCGGATCGAGCCATCGCAAATGCGTCTTCGACGTTTCCAAACTCGAAAGTCCCTCGCGATCGCAAACGTACCGTACGACGGCATCGTTCCAGAGATAGCGCGGCTTGTGACCGAGCTTTGCTTGGTTCCACAGCTCTACTTTCAACCGATCGTAGAGCTCCTGCGCGTGTGCCTTGTTGCTGGTTCCAGTGCTGCCCTGTACGACCGGACCGCCGCCCGGTGGGGTGAGGCGGTAATACCAATTTGGGCTGTTATTACGTTTGTAGAGCGACATTCTTTTACTTCCTCCTGCTGATCGCCCTGCACAACTCGCGGGACCCATTCTCCGGCGAGGTAGCGCTGCAGGGCAACTGTCGAAAACATCCACCGCTTACCGACCTTCCGGCCAGGTAATTCGCCGGCCTTGGCTTTCAGGCGCACCGTCTCTGGGTGTGCGCCGAGCATCACCGCTGCGGCGAGCAGGTCGACCGTGCTCATTGGCGTTTCACCTGGCTTCGCTGCAGGGGGGGCACACGCAGCGCAATTAGTGGACTGATGGATTGCAACGAAATCTCTCATAACTATTTGATTTTTAAGGTATGTGTGCGCCATCAATTGCCATCATTCAGGCATGGCGGCACCGAAAAACTCGTGGCCTAAAAAATAGGCAGCGTCCGTAACTGATGGCAAAACGCACCCGACTCGTGGCACGGCTTTTCGGCTGATTTCCTGCCCTTCTACGTATTCTTTCTTCTTCTTTTTCAATGAATTAGAGAGAAGAGAAAAAGGAGCGACGGCGGCCGACGCAAAAACCGGACTGGTGGCAAAAACGGCCCGACTCGTGGCAAATGCGGGGCGACACATGGCGGCAGTCCTCTCAACAATCAATGACTTACGAGCGGACGCCATCGAAATCCACGATTCGCGTGCGCTGCCTGCCCGGTTGCAGTGGAAAAATCCGCCCGCGCGGCCCCGCTTCCTCTCGGCTCGTGCTGTTGCCCGGCCGTTTCGACTCGCTGGGGGGACGGGGGGAAGCGAACCGAACGGCGGCCGCGTGACGACGCGCGCCGACTGCTGCGCGCATCGGCGCACGCGGCGGAAACCCGATTCCAGGGCCGCTACGCGGCCGGAAAGGATGACGGAAGGGGCACGGCCGCACGGCGGCCGCGACGGCTGAGACGGCGTCATGCGTGGCTCCGCTCGAGTGCGTCGCTCGCCAGGTCTTCGCGCACCGACACGTGGAGGCCGAACGCGGCGAGGCGCTCGAGCGAGACGGGCGTGAGGTAGGGCACGCGGCGGGTATAAATGCGCCGCTCGACTTCCTTCTCGCCGACCACGACGCCGGCGTGCTTGAGCTGCGCCTTGAACACACGATCGGACTTCACGGGCAGGCCGTTCCATTTGTCGCGTAGCGCGCTCGTGTGCGCGAGGTGGTCCATCACGTGGCCGGTGCGCAGCAGCAGGCAGAACTCGCCGTCGACCGTATCGAAGGTGTACGGGTGCTTGTAGTTGCCGCCGTCGATCTCCGACAGCACGGTTTCCATGATCCAGACCCACGGCTCGCGATCGGCGCTCGTTTCGGCGACGTGACCGTTCATTTCGGCGAGCAGGTCATGCGGAAAACCGCCCTCGCTCGGGTCCATGCCGGCGAATTCACACAGATAGCGCCAGGCGAGGGCGATGGCGGCGTAGTTGGCGGCCATGCGGTTCGCGCCATCATCAGCGCCGCTCGCGATGCATTTTGCGAGCGCCTTGTCGCGCAATGTCGCGTAGTGCTCGAGCACGGCGCGCTTGTCGAGGCCCGCGAGATATTCGAGCCACTGCCGGACCGGGAAGCGCGGCAGATCGTCGGGCAGCAGCGGACCGCGCTTGCCGGTCAGCGTCGTGCGCACGAGCTTGCCGAGCAGGCTTCGTACGGGTACGTCCTCGCCGGCCAGCATCACGGGCGCGCACAACAGGTATTCCGTCATGTCGGTGCCGCGGCGCGTCACGGTGTACTGGTAGTTCTCCTGCAACAGCCCGACCGCCTTGTCGATCACGTCCTGTCGACGCGCGGACAGTTCCTCCCATCCGACCGGGTGGCTCGTGTGGCTGATACTCGTCAGCAGCCGGAATTCGGTTTGCAGCGATTGCCCGGAGAACATCGTGAATGCGAGCGAGCGCTCGAGGCGCTTGATGAGCGTCGACTTCCCGGCGCCCTTGTTCGCCTGGATCGTGATGTGCGGCCAGAAGCCGAGCAGCGCCTTCAGGTGCCCGCCGAGCGCCCACACGAGCGGGATGGTCGCTGCGTTCTGCTTGAATGTCGTCTGGTAGGCCGTGATGACGCGGCGTGCGTCGCTGGTCGAGCCGCTCGGGAACGTCAGGTTGTGATACGGGCACTGCTTGTCGGCTTCGGTGAAGTAGCAGTCCGGCCCCTCGTTGACGATCAGGCGGCCGTCGCGCCATGCAAGCCCGACGAAGTTTGCGGCCTGGCGCGCGCCGAGGTCGGCGCCGCGCTCGAGGATGTTGACCATGCGCTTGAACGGCGCCGGTGCCCAGATCGGGCCGAACTTGCCCCACTGGTCGACGTTGTGGAGCTGGTCGTCGAGCATCACGCGGCGGATGAGCTGCGCGCCGTGCCGCGGCGTCTGGACCGACACGGCGAAGTAGACGGTCGGCGCCTGGTCGGCATCGCCCGTCATCGTTGAGGTCGCGCTCGCGACCGACACGCGGCTGATGCCGGCGATGCGAAAGCCGCACAGGTCCGTCATGACGGGCGTCTCGACGCCGGATTCCTCGTTGCGGTCCATCTTCGTGATGTAGCTCGTGAAGTCGGGGCGCGTGCGAAAGCGCCAGTACTGTGCGAAGTCGTGCGACGGCAGAAAGATGCGGGGCCGGCCGCGGCGCGACGCGTCGCCAGCCAGGCCGGCAATGAGCCACGGCTCGAGCTGCTCGAGCGCGCGCGCCAGCTCGACCGGGCCGCGCAGTTGCAGGTAGTCGTTCACGTCGTTGATCGGCTGCTGCTTCGTTTCGCCGTCCGCCAGATCGGCAAGCCAGCCGGCTTGGTCGACGAGCACGGCGCTGATGTTGAGGCTCGCGAGACGCTCGTAGAGCGCCCACGCGGCTTCCGGGCCGGGACGGTGGCCGGCGCGCGGATGGCCGTCCGCGAACGGCTCGTCGTTGTCGAGGCAGATCACGACTTGCTTACCGCGCAGCGACGAGAAGTCGATCGCGTCGACATTGGCGAGGCCGCGTAGCGCGAGCGCCGCAGCGCCGGGCATCGCGCAGGTGTCGATCGACAGCGCATTGATTGCGCTTTCGACGATGAATACGCGCTTCGCCTTGTCGAGACGCCGGGCGTCGGCGGTCCAGCCGTAGCCGGCCTTGTCGCCCTGCGTCTGCGTCTTGACGCCGCCATTGAGCGCCGGGTCGACATAGCGCATGTCGACGGCGACGACACGGCCGTCGGCCGGCTCGCGCACGATGAATGCGGCGGCCGGGCCGGCGTGCCCGACTTCGCTGGCGGCGACCTTCGTGCTCGTCCACGTGTTGAAGCCGAGCGAGCGCGCGGCGAACGCGGCGTCGATCGCCGCGGCCGAAATGCCGCGGCTGCCGAGGTATTCGCGCACGCGTTCGCGCTCGGCGAGGCAGCGGTCGGCGATGTATTCGACGGTCGACTTCTCGCGGCGCTCGGTCGGTGCCGACCGCTCGAGCGGGATGCCGTAGGCGTCGTGCAGGTAACGCACGGCGTCGGCGACGGTGCCGCCGCGCGCGTGGATCACCAGGTCGATGCACGAGCCGCCGGCGTCGGCGCTGTGATCGCGCCAGCCGGTGCCGTGCTTTGGGTGGTTCACGTAGATCGACAGGGACGGGCTTTTGTCCTCGTGCTGCGGCGAGTGATAGAGCGCCCTGTCGCCGCCGCGGCCGCGCTTGAGGCCGAGGCGGTCGGCGAGGTCGTGCAGGTCGATTCGTTGTTTCAGTTCGTCGATCGTGGCCATTTCTGTGTTTGCTACTTGGGTTGCTGCGGTGTGCGGTCGGTGGGGTTGCCGGTCGTGGCCGGGCTGAACACGATGGCGTGCAACGCCGCGGCGGATTCGGGGAAGGCGAGGGCAAGGCGGTCGCTGAGCGCGGCGACGAACAGGCCGAGCATGCATTGCCGTTGAAGGCTGCCCGGCTTGTTGTCGAAGCGCAGCGTGCCGGCGGCCGCGGCGATCGCGGAGGCGAGCGCGACGTCGTGCGGCGCGTGGTTCGGGTCGTGGTTCATGTGGGAATCCTCCCGAGGATGGCGTGTTCGTTCTGTTGGATTCGATGCACGGCGATTTGCAGATCGGCGCGCGCCGTCATCGCCTCGTCGAGCATGTCGCGCAGCCGGCGCTTATTTCGCTCGAGGTTTGCGGCCGCGTGCGCGATCGCGGCGTCGCGCGTCGGGCCGACGCCGGCCGCCATGCCGGACGCGAGATGCGTGACGGCCCACTTTTCGGGGTGGCCGTGCGGCGCGTGGCGCTCCATGTGAACGCCGAAGGTTGCGCCGGCTTCGTTCGGAATCACGACGTGGTCGCCGCTCACAGTGCGTAGGCCGGCGGTCGTCATGAGCTCGTAGCGGATCGATGCGGTCGTCATGCTCACCACTCCCCGGCGAGGCCGCCGAGCGTGTCCAGGCTCGAAATGACGTCGCTCCGCAGCGCAAACCTTGCCCACGGGAAGTGCCCGTGAAGTTTCAGTGCTCGGAGTTCTGCGATCTGCTGGAACATCACGTAGCGGACGGCGTTCCGATAACGGATCGCCAAATCCGTGTCGCCCGCCGGTAGTGGTTCATAAAACTGGTTCATGTCACCCCCGAAAAAGCCGGGGCGTCGTGCGGACCGCCCCGGAAAAGCGCCGCGCCCCGAGGCATCGGGGAGTGCGCGCGGCGTGAAAGTGGATGCGCTATCGAGCGATGCAGTGCGACAGCGCGTGAGTGGATCGCCTTGAGCTCGTCGACGACGGCCGACGCCGCGCTATGTGGGCTTGGCCTGGTTGGCTTTGGCCGTCGCGCGTTCATATGCGTCGCGATCTGCCCACACGATCAGGCCCACGCGGCCGGCGCCGCACGCGGCATCGGTCGCCGTGATGGCGTCGGTTTCGAACGACACGCGCGTTCCTTGCCGCATGACGCGGACATTCGTCATGCACTGCTCGAGGAGTTGGAAACCGAGGTTGTCGTCGCCAATCTCGGCGAAAAATTCCGTGAGCGTCATGGCTTATCCTCGCCGCGGAACGGACCAGGCCAGCGCAGCGACCAGGGTGATCAATGCAACGACGCCGATCGTGAACGCAATGGCGCGCGCGTGACGAACATCGAACAGGCGCAGCACGTCGGCGGTCAGGCAGTGAATGCCCGTGAGCGAGAACGAGAGCATCAGCAGGATGCCGATGCTGAAAACGTAGAGTTTCATCGTGTGCTTCCTCATGTGTGCGCCGGCGGCCGGCGCGGGTGGGTCAGTCGTCGGTGTCGTTTGCTGCGCAGCGCTTCGCGTCGAAGCTGCGCCGCAAGCGGGCTTGTTCGCGGTCCTGCATCGCGCGCGCCGCGGATTCGACGACAAGGCGAACTGCCGGTGGGGCCGTGTCGAAGTCGCCGACCATGTGCAGGCGCGACCAGGCCGCGCGCAGCTCGAGCTCGGAGAGGGGCGCGCGCATCGTGGTCAGTGCAGGAGCCTGACGGTCGGCACGAGGGCGGGCATGTCGGCGTCAGCATCCCAGCGTCCGCCGAGTGCATAACCAAGCTTGCGGGCGGCACCGAGAAACACGACGGCGTCGACGTCGGCGTTCCAGAGCTTCCGCAGGTATTCGCGACGTTTCTCCAACGGAAGGTCAGAGACGATGAAGGGAAAAATGAGCGGGGCAGCAGCGGAGGTCGCCATATTCGTCTCCTTCTTTCAGTTGGTGAGGGTCTGTTGCTTGAGGCCGGGCGCGAGCGTGTCGAGGTCCGTAGTCGACATGCCGAGGAGCCGGGAGACGTGGCGAAGGTTGGCGTACAGTTCGAGTGCGACGCCGCGCTCGGTGGTGCGGGACAGGTCCTTTGCGAGCATGCCGCGGTAGCGCAAAGCTGACAGGCGCTGCGAGACGGTGAGGCGTCCCGTCTGTTGCGGCACAAGGCGACCCTCGAGTACGTCGAGCACCCATGCGCGGAACGACTTCGCCCGATCGGTGCGAGCAAGCATGCCGAGCAGGTAGCAGCCACGCGGGCTGAAGATGCGGACCTGCTGGCGGCCACCGGCGGTGTCGAGCTCAAGGAGCTGCGTCATCTCGTCGGTGAATTCGTCGGCGTTTCGCGAGTAGAGGTCGTCAATTGCCTGACGCGGGTTTTGGTAGGCCAAGGCGTCAGCAACTTGCTTACCCCTTAGCCACGGCACGTTGTGAATATCGACCACGTCGAACTCGATGGTTTCGAACACGAGAACGGCGGATGAGGTGTTGTGCTGCATGGATTTCTCCTTTCTTCGGGCAAAAAAATCCCCTCGCGCCTGGTAGGCACGATGCGAGGGGAAACAGCGGAAGCGGGTTAGGGCGCTAGACGGGCAGCTCGAGCTGCTGTGCGAGGCGTTCGCGCACGTGCGGCGAAAGCGGCAGGTTCAGCGACAGATTCGGCGTCCCGGACGGCGACAACGTGCGTGCGAACTCCATGCTCACGACATACGTGTGGCCGCACTCAGGGTTGTTGCACTGATACGTGACTTCGCGGAAGGTCAGCGACATTTCGCGACTGCTGCGTGCGGTGGCACGCGTGCGGCAGTGAGGGCAGCGATTCAGGATTCGCATGACGAACTCCCTGGGCGGCATTCGCCGTAGCCGCGGCGGGCGCATTCGCAATGCACACCGACTTCGCCTAGTGTGGCAACGGCATCGAGGTATTTGCGGGTGACGAGCACGAAGCCGACTGCGGCGACGAGCGTGTCGATTTTGTCGATCACAACTCCCTGCCCGCCGCTGAGGAAACGGCTGACCTGAGAGTCATCCCATCCGAGAGCTTGTTGCACGTCCTGGCGCTTGGGGCCGTGCAGAGCATGGCGAAGCGCTGGCTCGATAAGGGCAGGGTTTCGCATGACTCAATGTCCCACAACGGGATTTGCGTGCGCTTGCGCGCTCGTGTCGGTAACTTTGGCCTGATACCGCTCAACCCCTTCGAGGTAGATCAGCCGCGCGACGCTGGACGTCGACCGGTTCAGGGACGCGGACAGTTTCTCGAGAGCGCGACGTTCGTCCGGCATGAGCCGCATGTACACGGGCTTGTTGGACAACACGCCGCGCGGCGAGCGCGTAACGGGAGCTTTCTTGCGAAGCATGGCGGTATACTTCCCTTCGTTAACCTTGCACAACACTGATGATACACACCGAACGGTGTGTATGCAACATAAAATCAAACCATATGGTAAGTATCGGCGATCGATTGCGTGAGGAGCGGAAGCGCACGTCCTTATCGCAGCGCGCGTTTGCTGAGCGCGGAGGCGTGACGGAGAAGACGCAAGTTCTGTACGAAAAAGGGGAGCGAGTGCCTGATGCTGCGTATTTGGAGCAAGTTGCGGCGGCGGGGATCGATGTGCTCTACGTTCTTACTGGGCGGCGCAATGCATCCGAGCTGTCGGCAGACGAAGAAGTATTGCTGGCAGGGTATCGCTCGCTCGACGCAAAGGGGCGAGCCGGTGTGCTCGGCTTGATTGGGGGGATGACGCAGCAGGTTCCCGCCCCGTCGAAGGCCGCGAAAACCAGGACGGTTCATCAGAATTTCGAAGGGGCGAAGATCGGGAATCACGTGGTTGGCGACGTGACGGCGCCCTTCACAATCAACATGGGGGGCGCAGGACGAAAGAAGAAGCGGGAAAGCTAACGCAACTGAGAGAAACAAACGGCAGGCCAGCCGTAGGAGAAAAAGAAGTTAATGAATCAGAAATTCAACGGAGAGGTCGGGCAGGTTGCTGGCGGAGATGTGAAGGCCAGTAATGCGCAAGCCAACGTCAATATCCACCTGCATAGCGGGGCAGAGTCGAAGCAGTACATCAGCGAACGCCAACGGCGCGCAATCGGAGCGAAAGTCTTTGAGCTTGAGGCAAAGACCGGTGTCGAGAAGCTCATGGTGTACCGCCGCTTGAGAACGGTGTTCAAGTTCCCGAGCATGGACGAGATGCCGCGTGATCTGTTCGAACGCGTGATGCGGTATCTCGACGGATGGATACGCAACGGGTCAGCGGATCAGCCCGCGCGTGCGTCTGTTCAGTCGAGGCTCAACGAGCAGAAACACGCCGCACCGCAGTCAGTCGCGTCCGCTGAGTCCCAGGCCGAACACGCGGTTCGACAAGCCGAAGTCATGGCATCAATTGAACCGGAATCCACTCTGGTACAACAACAGAAAAAGCAATCGCCTTGGCTTGCTGTATCGATCGCGGTAATGGTGACGATAGCCGTTGCGGCGACGCTGTACGTTGTGATGCACCGACCAGACGAGTCCGCGCAGAACCAAGCGGCCTTCTCATCACCACATTGCGAATACGGCGGCAATCGCTATTCGCTCGGTAGCGTGGTCATGCAAGTTGGCGTTCGCCGACAGTGTGCGACTACTGGTGATGGTGCCGCATGGCAGAAAGCGGACACAGCCCGGCGCTAATTCGTCACGCTTTCGCAGTAATAATTTCTAACAGGTGCACACGACTGCGCTATTCATTCCGGGGAACTTATGAAAGTGTTACTTCTGTTTGTTGCGACGATCCTAATTTGGGGCATCGTTTGGAGAACTCTTGCGAAATTCTGGAGAGGCAAGGGGCGCGGTGGGTTTACATCTCATTTGAGTGCCGGCATTGTTGGTTTTGTCGTGTCGATGATGTTCTTTGGGACGCTCGCTCCGAAGGAGGAGTCAGCGGGCGATGCATCAGCGTCCAGCTCCACAGCGGCTGCTTCTTCGGCGACTCGTGATGTTTCCGCAAGCAGTACGTCCACAGAGCAACGAGTGTCGCGGCCGGTCGTAGCCACCGCAGTCGAGGCAGCATCGTCCAGTTCAGGAAGTAAAGACGAAAAAGAAGGCAATGCGAATGAGGACCGCGACTTCGGCATGACCCCCAAGCAATATGCGGCTCGTTTCGATGAGATCGTGAAAACGATGGATTTGCCGTTTCGGGCTCGTTTCTCCAACAAGCACCGTGGAAGCGTTGTAGATACGGTTCGCGCAGACTTTGACGAGCGCATGGGGTTGATTGCTCGTGTGAGCAAAGAATCCGGGAGGCTTCTAGAAGTCACGTTCATTGCCGGTAGCGACGGAACTCCCGATACCGCCGCCAACATCGTGCTGGTGGCTACTGCTGCCCTAACTGCGGCTATTCCTGATGTATCCGTCAAATCCGTGACACCCAAAATCATGGATATGGTGACGAAGTATAAGGAGGGTGGCGACAATCAGGAACGCGTTCTTAACGGCGTAAAACTCTACTACCTGAGAGGCGAAGGGATCGGGCATTGGTTCGGGGCAAAGCCGACGTAATCCGAATGGAATTTCATTTTCCAGCTTTCCTGAAATGCGACCGGTGCCGCTCCGTCGTCGGATCGTCGCGCATTTCGAGCTCGAGCGCGGTCGTGAAGCCGACGTCGCCGATTGTGTGCGTCGCCTTCTTCACGAGCCACGGCGTCTCGTCGATTTCCGGTTTGAAGCCCGACACGATGACGGGCATTTCCGGGAACAGCTCCGCGCGGCCGCGCGCGAGCATGTAGCTCATCGTCGCCTGGCTGCGCTGCATTCGTTTGAACTCGGCTTGCGCGGCCGCACGCGCTTCTGCCTCCGTCGCATAGTCTTCTGGCAGCACCTTGACGTTCTTGTTGTTCTCGCCGCCGACGATCACCGACTTCCGCTTCGCACGTCCGTTCGAATGGTAGTGCGCGCGCACGGCCGCGTAGTTCTCGCGCTCCGACACGTGGTAACGATGGCTGTCGCCGCTCGCGCGCGTCAGTTCGAGCACGTCGAGCCGCTTGCCGCTCGCCGTCTGGCCGGTGCCGATCGGCATGAACAGCAGGCGTAGGTCTTTCACGTTCATCACGGCGTCGTAGCGCTTCGCCAGGCGCGTCAGAAACGACATGTCCGATTCGTGCGTCTGGTCGATGTGCGCGATCAGGATTTTCGCGAGCGCGTCGCCGACGGTCGGCGCCAGCGAGTAGCGGCCGGCGATCGCATGCACGATCGAGCCGATCGTCTGCCGGTGCCAGCTCTTCTCTCGGCGCTCCTGCATGCCGCTCGTCATCGCGGCCGAGCGCGCGCGCACGGTAATGATGTCCGGCGCGCCGCTGTGCTCGACTTCGTTCACGACGAAGCTGCCCTTGTCGACGAGCGGCTCGCCGGCCCAGCCGATCGACGCCTTGATCGTCGCGCCACGCTTCGGAATGTCCAGATCGTTCTTCGAGTCGTCGAGCACGATGTCGATGGTGTCTGCTTCGTCGGAGCGCGACTCCGAAATCGACAGCGACACGAGCCGCGGCGCGAACAGGCGCGACAGATCGCGGCCGCCGACCGAAATACGATAGTCCGGCTGCGGATGCAGGCGCGCGACGCGCGGCGCGTCGTGCGATTCCGGCCGCGTGCTGCGTTCGTTCGTCGACGTGGCCATCAGCGCTTTTCCTTTCGCGTGTTCTTCTCGCGCGCCGTGCGCAGCACGTCGTCGTCGACGCGCTCGATCGTGAGCTGGAACTCGATGCGCCGCGGCGTGCCGTCCGCCGTGTGGTAGCTCTGCGTCTCGTTCAGCTCGGCAATCACGTAGGCGCCGTAGACGTTGCCGGCGCCGTCGACGAGCACGTACGCTTCGCCCGTGTCCGCCATCGCGGCGAGCTCGCGAATCGACGCGATCGAGCCGAACGTCTCGGGTGCGACCAGACCGTTCAGCGTGATCGTGTCATCGCCGACGCCGGCGAACTGGCGGCCGTCGCGCGCGCCGACGCGCGAGCTCGTCGGATGCTTCCACGTGCGCCGCCGCTGCAATTCGCGAAACGGCGCGCTCGTCAGGCTGAAAACGAATTGGTCGAGGGACATGAGCATGCGTGACTCCGGTTGCGTCAGTCCGACAGGCGCGAGCCGATGCGCGACTGCTTCGCGCGCTCGCGGCGATCGAGCGCGGCTTCGACCGCGCGCGCGATCGCGTACGGGTCCTGCCCGGCCTGCGGGTAGATGTTGATGACGATCGGCGACGCCTGCGCGGCTGGCGATGAAGCTGCGAATGGCGCGGCGAGCGGCGCGCGGCGATCGATCGGCACGGTCGTCTGCACGAGCGGCGGCATCGGCTTCGCGAGCGCCGGCGTGCCGAATGACGCGACGGCCACGGTTGCAAGGCCGAGCGCCGCTTTCGCGACGCGCTGCTGCTCGCCCTGCATGCCGAGCGCCGCGCCTTCACCGACGAAGCCGCCGAGCTGCGCGAATACGCGGCTCGGGCTATGAATGCCGAGCTTCTCTTTGAACCAGCCCACCGTGCTGTTCGCCATGTTCGAAATCGCGTCTTTCACCTTGCCCAGTCCGCTGCTGATGCCGCCGACAAGCCCGTCGATAAGATGCCCGCCGAACTCGGTGAACTTCGCGGGCAGCTCGACGCCGAACAGCGACAGCACGCCCGCGAGCGCCCGGTAGAACATGCCGAGCGGCGACCAGTTCAGAATCAGCGCGCCGAGCGCTGCAAGCCCGCCGTTCAGTGCCGCGCGCGCGTCGGCCATCGCTTCGACGAACAGGCGGGCGAGCCCGCCGAGCGCGCGGCCGAGCCACGTAAGCGGCACAAGCGAGGCACGCAACATCGTGCCGAGCACCGCACCGAACCCGCGGCCGGCCGCCGCCGCGGCCGACAGGCCATCGGCGCTCGCGCGCGCCGGCGTGAACAGCTTGCCGAGCCAGCCAGCTACCGTCGACAGCGCACCGCCGAGCCAGCCCCACATCGGTTTCGCGGCCGCGAGCGCGCGGCCGACCGGCTGCAATGCGCCCCGAAGCGCGACGCCGAGCGGCGCCAGTGCATCGCCGATCGCTGCGAGCGCGCCCCCGACGAACGCCTTGATTGGCCCCCAATAGCGGTAGATCAGCAGCGCCGCGGCGGCGAATGCCGCGGCGTACAGGCCAATCGGCGTCGTCAGCAACAGGCGGCCGGCCCCCATCGCGGCCACGCCGAACATGCGCCATGCGGCCGCGCCAATGCCGAGCGCGCGCGACAGGATGCCACCCTGGATGCCGAGTGTCGCCATGCTGAAGCGCACGACGGCGAGCGGGCCGAGCACGCCGGCGAGGACGATCGTGAACGTGCCGAGCACCGCGAGCAGCGCGGCGAAGCCGGCCGCGAGCGCGACGACTACCTTCGTTGCTTGCGGGTGAGCCTGAATCGTTGTCAGCAGCCTGTCGGCGAGCTCGCGCGTCTTGTCGAGCGCGGCGTTGTACATCGGCGCGATGCGCTCGCCGATTTCGTTCAGCAAATCACGCAGCTTCGCGCGCGCGTCGAGCTCCTTTCCGGGCGTCTGTTTCGACGCAAGGTCGTGCATTTCGTCGATGCCATACGCGCCCTTGTTCAGCTTCTCGTTCTTGTGGATCTGCTGGCTCTGCATGTACATCGTCGAGAACAGATTCGCGGCCGTCCGGTTCGTGAAGATCGTCGAAATCATGTCCTTCACTTTGTCGGGGTCCGTGACGCCCTTCTTCGCCATCTGCGGCAGCAGCACCTTTTCGAGCCATTCGAGCGGCGACGCCTTGAACAGATCGCCGCCGAGCAGCGCGCCCGGCTTGATCCGCTTGATCATGCCGATTTTGTTGTACTCGACGTTCTTCTTGTCGAGCAGCCCGAGCTTCATCATCTCCTGCGCGGCCCGCACGGTCGTCTTGCCCTGGTAGACGTTGCTGTATGCGGACATGAGCCCGGTGCCGACCTGGTGCCCGCCCATTTCCTGAATCAGCGGCTCCATCTGGTAGTAGAACGCGTCCTGGCGCATCTGCTTTGCCGCGACGCCGCCCGTCTGGATGAAGTTGCGCCACTCGTCGCCACCAACGCGGCCGCCCGTCGCCGACAGCACCTTCTGTACCATGTTCGCTTCGTTCCTGAACGTCGCTTCGTCCTTCGTGCCGCCGCGCAGCTCGATGACTTTCAGCATGTTCATGAACTTCTCTTCGTTCGCGTGCGCGTCTTCCGCGCCGAACATCGCCTCGTTCGCGAACTTCATTTTCGCGAGCGTCGGCATCACCATCTGCGCGTGGTGCTCGTCCGCGAAGATCGACAGCGCGTCGCGCATCAGCATCATGTTGTCCGACGTGCTCACGCCCATCATCTTCATCGAGCGCACGTACTTCTCGGCGTCCTTTGTCGCCTGGTCGCCGAGGCCTAGCGCCGTAATGCGTGCGCGCTCGTTCTGTATCTTCTTCGTCTCGTCGAGCGCCTCGCGCAGATCGCCGAGTGCGTGCGCGCCGGTCGAGCGCGCCGCGTAACCGCCGATCGCCATGCCGCCGGCGACGCCCTGTAGCGCCTGCATCTTGCCGCGCGCCGCGCCGAGCTTCTTCTCGCGCTCGGCCATGGCTTCGAGCTGGCGCGTCTGCGTCTGCATTGCCGCCGTGGTCTGCGCGATGTTCGAGCGCAGTGTGCGTTCGTGCTCGGCGAGCTGGCGCGTGTCGATGCCCGTGCTCGCGAGCTGCGCGCGCAGCTCACGTACGCGGGCGGACTGCTTCTCGTGCTCGATCGACAGCCGCGCCGCGGACTGCTTTGCCTTCTCGAATTTGTCGATCATGTCGCGCGATGGCGGGCCGAACGCACGCAGCGAATCCGCCAGGCGCTTCACGCGGGCCTGCGCCCGGTCGAGCTTCTCCGCAGTCCCGACGAGCCCGGTTCGCATCTCGCGGAACGAGGCGACGGCCTTCTGCTGCTTGCCGAGCTCGACGAGCTCGCCGCGCGTCTGCTTGAGCGCCTGCGCGAGCCCCTTGTTGCTGTTCAGCACGTTTTTCAGGGGCTTCGTGAAGTTGTCGATCATGTCGAACATCACGCGCAGTTTCAGGGCGTTGTCCATCGTCACTCGTTTCCGCTACGTATCCGGGCGCGCTCGCGCCAGTCCATCAATTCGGCCAGGGAGAAGGCGGCCATATCGCGCGGCGTCCAGCCAAACACCGTCGCGATATCTGCCATCGCGTCTTCTACGCGGGCCGGGATTCCATGCTCGCTTTCAGCGCCTTCGGCATCAAAAAACCGGCGAAGATACCCCCCAACGCCACGAGGTCGGCCGGGTCCATGCCGGCCACGTCGAACTCGGTCAGCGTCGGCGTGCTGATGCGCGGCAGCACCTTGCGCAGCGCGTCGACATCGAGATTCACGAGTGCGGCGAGCGACGTGCCGCGCAGCGCGCCCGCGGCTGGCTTGCGCAATGTCACCTGCGTAATGGTCTGCCCTTCGCGCTCGATCGGTGTGTCGAGCGTGTGCGTGTTCTCGTCGGGCGCGGCGTGGCCCGTCGTTTCGATGTGAGCGGTGTCGATGGTCGTCATGGTGTTTCCTGGGTTGGATGTGAAATTGGACTGGCCCGCGCTCGACGCGGGCGTCGATTACAGGCCCATCGCGCGGCGAAGGTCCGACGCGAGGTCCATGCCGTTGATCTTCTCGACCGCGTTCACGAAGTCGAGCTCGATGAGGTCGCGCCCGTTCACGGTCAGCTTGTAGTAGCTGGCGTTGGTCGTGATCTTGAATTTAGTGTCTTCCTTCGCCTTCGCGGTGCCCATGTCGATCTCTTCGTGGCGGCCCTTCACTACCACTTCGATCTGGTCGTGCTTCTTGCTGTCTTCGCGCCGATAGCCGCCGGAGAAGCGCAGCAGCACACCGTCGTGCTGCACGGCGCCGTACTGTTCGAGCACTTCGACCATGAAGCCGCCGCACGTCCATTCGAGCTGAAGCTCTTCGTTGCCGAAGTCGACTTTGACCGGGCCGGTCATGCCGCCGCCTTGCCACGGCTCCATCTTTCGCTTGAGCTTCGGAAGAACGAGTTCGTCGACTTCGCCCGCGAAGTTCGCGCCGTTGTGGAAGACGTTGAAGCCCTTGAGTTTTCGAGGCATACCCATTGCGTTTGACTCCTGTTAGCCCGCCACGCGCGCCGGGAAATCGGCGAGGAAGCGGTCGGTGATGCGCTGGCGCAGCACCAGATTTTCGAGAGGCGGAACCGGCGTGTAGTCGTAATCGATGTACGCCTTGCCGGACGCGAGAATGTCAGCCGTGTTCGGCTCCGGATCGATCCACGCGCTACCGCCGATCAGGTAGCCGTTCGCGACCTGCTGCCGAAACCAGCCGTTGATGCTTTCCACGATGTCGCGCGCGAGCGACGGATTCAGCGGGCCGTCGACGACGGGCATCTGCGCTTCGGCGATCGAATCGGCGGCTACCTGAGCGGTGCGCGTGTAGTTCTCGAACGCGAACTTCGGATCGTCCGAGCACGTGCGCGAGCCCCAGAACCGGAAGCCGTTGCGGTTCACGAGCGTCGTCACTTCGTGCTCGTTCAGGTAGCCCGCATCGGTCGCCGGGTCCTGCAAATCCCACGACACGTCGGCACTGATGCCGGACACGCCGTTCACGACGACATTCGAAATCGTCTTGTGCCAGCCGATGTCGTTGTCGATCTTCGCGCGCAAGCCGGCGGCGATCGCCGGCGCCGGGATGACGGCCGTCGAGTTCGACGTGTCGTCCCAGCCGAGCCAGTCCGGCCAGATCACCATGATTTCGCGTTGGCCGAACTGCTTGCGGTACGCGGCGGCTTCTTCCTTCGTCTTGCAGCCGGACGCCGACACATAGGCCATCGCGCGCAGCGACTGCGCGGTCGCCGCGAGCGCGGCCGCGACCGGCTGCGTATCGAGGCCGGGCACCGCGAGAATGCGCGGCTTCACGCCGAGCGCACCCTGCGCGGCGAGCAGCGCCTTGATGCCCGTGTACTTGCCGTCCGGCGTCACGGTGCCGATGACGTTCGAGGTCGTCTCGTCGGCGTCCTTGCCTTCGGCGACGCGCACGACGACGGTAAGCGGCTTCGTCTGCTTGCCGATCGCGTCGAGCGTGCGGCGCAGCGTGCCTTTCTTGCCGGCCTTGCCGAGCGCCGCGACGACGTTCGTCAGCAGCACGGGCGTATTGAGTGGAAACGCGCTCGCGTCAGCGTCGGCCGCCGTGCAGACGACGCCGAGCACGGCCGTCGACACTGAGCGAATCGGGCGGCCGCCTTCGTTGATTTCGATGACGCGTACGCCGTGGTGGTAATCCTGCGGCATGGTGTGCAGCTCCTGTTACGTAAAAATCGGGAGGATTCCCTATGATCGGCCGGCGTCAGGCCGGGGCGTGTTCGGGTTCCGGCCGCGCGGCGTCGCCGGCAACGGCCGGTGCGGCGGGCGGCATGCCTTCCGGCGCGACGGGCTCGGGCGGCGGCGGAACGTACGGCGCGGGCGTGTCAGGCCACGCGATCGCGTCCGGGAACGTGTCTTTCTGGATCGCGGCAACGAGCGCCATCTGGTAGGCCGACCAGGCTTTGAAGTAGTACGTCTGCTCGTCGTCGAGCTGGCCGGCTGCGTACGCGTCGGCTTTGCCAAGGTTCTCCCGGCGCGCGATCGCCAACCGTCGCTCGAACTCGGCCATCGCCGCGTCGCGCTTCTCGCGCGCGAGCAGCTCGGCCGGCACGGTCCACGCGCCGTCGAGCCACGCGTGCCGCTCGGACGGGCGCGGCTCGGTCGTCAGGCCGAGGTCGGCCGGCGTCTTGCCCGCGATCGCGATCTCGACCGGCTCGCCCGTGTCCGTCCGATAGCAGACGCGGCCGCGGTAGTCGGGCAGCAAAAACCACGCGCCGTCGCGGTAAAACGGCCACGTGGTCGGCGTGCGCGCCGGCGGGGCGTCGAGCGTCGCGGACGCCGGAATCAGCCAGCGGCCGTCGTTGCGCGGGTCGGCGTCCGGCTGGCCGCTGCTCAGGTATTCGCCCGTTGCCGGGTCGTAGTGGTGAATCAGCATGTCGTGTCTCTCGTGGTTAGTAGGCGCGAATCAACGCGAGCAGCGCGACGTTGCGTGGGCGCGCTTCGTCGCCGCCGTCGGGTTGAACGGCGATCGTGTGCGCGTGCCGGCCACCGCCGCCGATACCGACGGCGTGCCCGTGATTGCCATTGCCTTCGGTGTTGAATTCGTGGTTGTGGTTGCCGGCCGGGCTCGTCATCCCGTACACGTTGTCGTTGTCGCTGCCCTCCGCGCCGCGGTTGTTGGCGGCGCCCCACGTGCCCCACGGCGGGTTGTACATCTGCGGGTGCTCGCCCCACGGCGAGACGTGCTGGTGGTCGCCGACAGCGTTCGTCCAACCGTGGTGGCCGTGCCAGCCCTGCACGTCGGTCCACGCGGTGTGGACGTGGTCCGGCGCTTCGCTTGCCGCGGCGCCGTGTGCGTGCGTGTGGTTCTGGTCGCCCTGGAAGGCGCCGATTTGGCGCGTCGCGTCGACGCCGCCGCGCGCATCGGACCAGCAACGAATGAATTCGCCGCGCAGCTCGGGCAGGCGAAACGTCGTCGCGCCGTCGCCGGTCGAGAAGCAGCCCCACCGATCCTTCATCCAGTCCGCATCGGAGACGAGCGCGCCGCTCGCCTGCGCATACGCCCACAGCTCGGGATAGTCGGCACGGTTCACGAGCACGCCGTTCGCCTTGAGGAAGCCCGGCCGCACGGTCGTGCGCGGCTCGAAGACAATCTGGCCGATCGTCGTCGTCGACAGAACCGTGCGCACCCATTCCGTCGTCGCGGCGCGCGTCGATCGATCCGCCGCCGGCGGCGTCGGCACGGTCACGGGTTGCTCGAAGGCCACGAGCGACGGCGAGAACCGCGCGACGGCGCGCCCGTTGCACGTCACGCCGAACGCGCCGTCCGCCGCGTGATAGAGGCCGGTATCCGGCGCGCCGTCGTTGGCGAACGTGAGCGACGGCGCGGCCGGGCTGCCTTCGGCGAGCACGAGCCGCTTGCCCGGCGCGAACGACACATCGCCGGCCAGCGTGCCGCCCTTGCTCTTGTCGAGCGGGTCGAGATTGCCTTCGTGCCACGCCATCCGCCCGTCGATGCGAAACGTGTGATCGGCGAAGATGTACTGATAGGACGATCCCGCCGGCGACCACCAACCGGTGCTGACCGGGTTCGCGTAGAGGTAGCCGTCGACCGGCCCTAGCTTGATATGCCCTTCGCTTGCCTGCCGACCGACTTCGAGGTCGCGCGCGACGTCCACGGCGCCGCCAAAGACCGTGCCCGCTCCGCTGCCGTCGACGATCACCTGCCCTGTCGACAGCGACCACGAGAACGGCCGATAGTCGTTGAAGCCGCCGTCCGGGGCCCCCTTCGGTGTCGACAGGAAATAGACGCTCCGGCCGTCGTTGCGGATGAACGCGCCGTAGCCGTCGTACACGGCGCGGAACTGCCCGCCGGCGCCGCCGGCGTCGATCGCGCGCGCGGTGACGCCTTCCGATGCATCGACGCCGCCGCGCACCTGCAGCGCGGTCTTGCCGTCGTCCGCGCGCTCGCCGATCAGCACGCGGCCGCCCGACGCGAAGCGTGCGACGCGCTTCTGCTTCGCGTCGCTCGCCGCATCGTTGTTCGTGCCGTCGTTCAGGCAAACGTCGACGTACTCGCGCCCCCACGCGCCGACGTCGAATCCCGCGCGCAGCGTCGCGACCAGGCGCGGGCTCAGATCGGGCAGCGTCGCGTCGCCGAACGTGCCGAACAGGCGCGCCTTGCCGGCCTTGCCGACGCCGGCCGTCTTCGGCGACACGTCGAGCTGCGCGGCGCGATCGTCGACATCGGCGACGACGCGCACGCGCCCGTCGAACGTCGCGCCCGAGAGCGCCGCGTAGCGCCGCTTCGCCGTCTTCGGCGTGATCGCGCGCGTGTCGTCGTCGCCGGCGTCCACTTCGGCCTGCGTGGCGAGCTCGACCACGCCCTTGCGCTCGGTCGTCGCCGGCGGATTCAGGAACGTTGCCGGCCCGAACTCGAGCTTGGCTGCGTCGATCGTCGCGAAGACGACATCGGTCGCGAGCAGCATCAAGGCGGCGGGCGATTTTTCGAGAATCGGCGTGTCCTGCACGTAGACGCCGAACAACACGCCGTTGTCGAGGTACAGGCCGAACGCATAGAGCGAGTATTGATCGTTCGATTCGTCCTGGATCACCACGTGCACCGTGTCCGGTGCCACGTTGTCGCCGCCGAACGTCGTCACGCGCTTGCGCTCGCCCGGCATGGTCTTCATGCCCTTGTCGAACGCGAACGGCGCGGCGCCGAGCCCGATCTCGGCGACGCGATGCGCGGCCGTGCCGGTGTTGCCGGGGGCGACGAGTGCCGCCCGGCCGGCGTCGGTGATGTTGATGAGGGTTCCTGCCATGGTCAGATATCCGTGAGAGACAGGCGGCGATACACCGCCGCACGCGCGCCCGCGCCGATACGCAGCGGGCCGGCCGCGCTGAAACCCTGCGTGAACGTGTAATGCGCGGTGCCGCGCTTGGCCCGGTCGACTTCGGCGATGATGTCGGTGACGTATTCGGCGGTCGCCGGGATGCCGTCGCGCGCGCCGACCGTCATCAAGATTTCGAACGTACCCGGCCGCCCCTTCGGCGTCGTCTCGAACCATTCGCGCATGACGACGTTCGCGCCGAACGACGCGCACACTTCGCGCACGGCGGCGGCCGTGCCTTTCTTGCGCGCGATACGGATCGCCGCTTTCACGCGTGCGCGCTTCACCTGCTCGGGCCAGTAGTCTTTCCACGTCTCGACGCCGAGGTGCCACGCGAGCCACGGCAGAAACCGCAGCGGGATCGCGTCCGGGTCCATCAGCGCGCCGATGTCGACCGGGATGTCGCTGATGCGCGCGTTCGTGTCCGCGAGCCGGCGCTCGAGCGCGGTCGCGTTCGGCGGCAGCAGCGAGGTTGCCCGTCTAGTCATCTGCCACCCCGCCGTCGATCAGCTCGATTCCGGTGCAGTACGGCGCCTGCTCGTGCGTCACGGGCACGCCGCTGGCGGGCGAGTCGAGCAGCACCTTTTGCACGCCGGCGACGCGCATCGCCGCGTGCAGGCCGTCGACCGTGATTTCCATGCCGATGCGCCGCATGTCCGCCGCGAACTTCGCGGTGCGCTTGCGGGCTTCCGCGAGCGCCACGCCGCGATCCGGGCCGGAGAAGAAGCGCAGCGTCGCGCGGATCGCATACGGCACGACTTTCGCGCTCTGCACGATCACCTGGTCGGTTTGCGGGCGCACACCTTCGAGCGCCGCGCGCACGATGCCGAGGAGCGCGTCGCTCGCGGTGCCGTCGCCTTCGCGCGACAGGACCGTGACGACCATCACGCACGGCTCCGGACTGCGCGCGGACGCGGACAGCACGCGGCCGTCCGCCGCGCGCGCGTGGAACACGTACGCCTCTTCGGGGCCGGCGACGGAGAAGCCGCGCGGCGCGAGCTGCACGCGCTCGCGCAGGCTGTCGTCGTCTTCGTCGACCTGTTCCACGTCGTTCTCCGGATCGGCCGCCGTGATCACGAGCCGCTCGACATCGAACAGCGCGGCGATGTGTTCGAGCGTTGTGCCGCGCGCATACGCGAGCAGCAGACCGCGCGCCTTGTCGTTGATGAGCTGGCGCAGCAGGACTTCGCGATACGCGTTCTCCTGCAAGATGCGCGTCACGGGTTCCGATTCGAGTTCGAGCGTCGCGGCGATTTCCGCCTGGTGCTCGACGGGATACAGCGACACAAGGCGCGCTTTGCGTTCGGCGAACAGCGTCTCGAAATCGAGCGGGTCGACGATATCCGGCGCCGGGAGCTGCGAGAGGTCGATCGGCGTGCTTCTCACGATGCGCCCCCGTTCGACATCGGCACGCGCAGCGACACGAGCTCGTCGCGCTCGTCCGTCCATCCCTCGATGTCGACGAACTGTCGCCCGGCGAACGCGTCGCCGGCCGTCGCCGAAACCTGTACGCGCGTGACCGTCATGCGTGGTTCCCATCGCATCAACGCGGTCGCGATCGCCGCATACAGGCGAATCCGGGTCGCGCCGTTGGCGGGCGCGTCGATCAGGTCGGGCAGCTCCGAGCCGAACGCGCGGCGCTGGATGCACGACGCGAGCGGCGTCGTGATGATCTTGCCGATCGACTGCGCGAGGTGGTCGAGCCCGGACACCGAACGGCCCGTTTCTGCGTTCATGCCCTTCATAGCGGCGGGCTCACTTCGGCCGATTCGCCGCGCGCCTGGTGCGTGTGGTGCGGCACGCTCTTGCCCATCGAGCGCACTTCGCCGGTGAAATCGGCCGCGCCGTCGATGCGCATGACGTGGCCGCCGCCGGCGCTGCCCGAGCCCGTCATGCCGGACTTGAACACGAGCGGCCCTTTCACGAGCAACGCGCCCGTGCAGGTGGTCTGTTCAGCGTCGAACGTGACCGACGCGGCTTTCACGGTCGCCGATTCCGTCTCGACCGTGACCGACACGGGCGCGATGAGGCGCACCGTCGCGCCGGCGGGCAGTTCGGCCGTGAGCGCATGCGCGTCGTGGTCGTAGCTCACGCGCGCGCCGTCCGCGTAGACGCGGGTGTGGGTGTTCGGCAGGTGGTCCGGTGCGGGGAACGCGTCGGAGAACACACCGCGCAGCACGACGCCTTGCGCAAGGTCGCCCATCGCGCCGAGCACGACGACTTGCTCGCCCTTCGTCGGCGGCAACCATTCGCGCGTCGCGCCGGCCGAAGGCGTGAGCCAGGGAATCCAGTTCGTTTGCAGGCCGTCGTCGTCCGATTCGCCGATCGCCACGCGGCAAAGCGCCGCCTTGTGGTCGACATCGAGAATCGAGCCTTTGCGCACGGCGTTGCGTGCTTGCCGTTGAATTTCGTTCGCATCCATACCGGCAATGGTGCCGGTCGCCCGCGCGTGGCGCGAGCACTCGCCTTTGTCGTGCCGCCGGGTACAGCGCACTCGTGATCCGCGCAGTGAAACGTGCGTCGACAATGGCCGCTCGACACACGCAACAGTGCGGGCGGCTCGTGCCGCGCGCATTTCCACTCTCGCAACACGATGACGATTCACGCTACCGACGCCGCGCCCGCGGCCGATCTTTCCCCGCTACTCGACCGACTTCACGCGACGGACGCGCTCACGCTCGCGCGCATGCTGCCCGACGCTTCAATCGACATGGTGTTCACCGATCCGCCGTATTCGTCGGGCGGACTGCACACGTCGGCGCGCTCGCGGCCGCCGAGCGAGAAATACATCAACAGCGGTACGAAGGCCGTCTATACGGACTTCGACAGCGACAACATGGATCAGCGCGCGTGGGCGTTCTGGTGTCACGCGTGGTTGACCGAATGCCGGCGGGCGTTGAAGCCGGGCGGGCTTCTCGTGTGCTTCATCGACTGGCGCCAGCTCCCGACGCTGACCGATGTCGTGCAGGCAGCCGGCTTGATCCTGCGCGGCGTCGCGGTATGGGACAAGACGCCCGGCCGCGCGCGGCCGCGGCGCGGCGGCTTCGCGCAACAGGCCGAGTTCGTCGTATGGGCAAGCCGCGGCGCGATGCGCGACTGCGATGTGTATCTGCCGGGCGTGTTCCCGTGCCGCTTGCCGTTGCCGAAGCAACACGTGACCGAGAAGCCGCTCGACATAGCGCGCGAGATTGTGCGGCTCGTGCCGGCCGGCGGCGTCGTGTGCGATCTGTTTGCAGGGTCCGGCACGTTTCTCGCTGCGGCGCGCGAGGCCGGCTTGCACTGGATCGGATGCGAGACGAGCGGGGCGTATCACGCGGTCGCATCGGCCCGGCTCGATGCCGCGGCGAACGGTTCAGCGGTTCAGATAGCGTAATAGCCGATCGCGCACGAGCCCACGATCGGCATCCGCGAAACCGAGCACGACGCGAACCGGATACTGCGCGAGCGGGCCGCCTGGCTCGACGGGCGCTTTCTGGCCCTCCTGGTGGACACGTGCGATGCGCGACAGTCGTTCGTCGAAGCCGATCGCAAGGCCCGTGCCGTCGACATCGATGCGCAGATAGCGCGCGGTGCGCAGCTTCCGGAACATCGCCTCGCGCTTGACGCGACCGGCCTTCTCGCGCAAGCGCTTGCCGCCCGCCTTCACCTTCCGCGGCTCGTACGCGCTGCCGTCCGGATTCCGCTGCGCGGCGACGCGCGACTGCTGCGCGCGGCGCAGATCGCGGCCGAGCTCTCGCAGCAGTTGACGGCGGGCCGCCGGCGACAGCTTCGCGAGCAACCCGCCCGCCCATCGTTCGAGCGCCTGAAGATCGTCCGTCATGCGAGCCACGCGTCGGCCGCGTCGTCGATGTGCTCGACCGTTCGGTTGCCGGCTTCGTCCGTTCCGACCACGACGCTTTCCGACAGCTTCACTTTCAGCCCGAGGTCAGCAGCGTTGTTCGACAGGATGTCCGCGACAAACGTGATGCCGTTGCGGCGCTCGTCGCGGTTCGTCACGAGGTCCGGCTGATTCGCGCGCGCCCATTCGACGACGGCGATCATCACGTCGTCCGCGCTGCCGACGAAATCGCGAATGATGATCTCGCACTCGTACTCATAGTCGAACGACGCCGTGCGCGTGCCCGTCGCCTCGATCCGGCCTTCGTTGACGAACACGAGCAACTGGTCCGGCGACGCGCTGAGCTGCGGCAACGCGGCGACGAGCGCCGCACGCAGGCTGTTCGGCTTATTCATTGCCGTCCGCCCGCCGCACGCGTGCCTGACACGTCGCGATCATGTCGACTTCGGACGCGCAGTGCGCCCACGCCGCGCGCGCGACGTGCAGCGCGTCGCTCAGTTCACCGTTGGTTCGTGGCGCCATCGCCGGCATCGTGCAGGGCGTCACCGCCGCGCATTCGTTGAGCGAAATCGTCGGCGCCGTTGAGGGCGGGGCTTGCGTGCAGGCGCACAACATCGTCAGGCAGAGCGCCAGTAGCCCAGGCGCGCACGGCGGCGTTTTCATCGATCAGTCTCCGCAGTTCGTTTCGATAGGTCGCGAGCGTCTCATCGACGCCGGCGCGTGCGCGCTCGAGCTGCGCGCGCTGCGCGTCTTTCGCCTTGGCATCGGCCAACAGTCGCTCGATGACGGCGGCGCTCGCCTGCGCCTCGTGTTTCGCGTGGCGCGCGTCGTCGGTCGCCCGGTCGAGCTGCGCGCGCAGCGCGCGGCCGTGCTGACAGCTTGCGACGAGCGCGATCAACGCGAGCAGTGTCAGCCACGGCATGAGGCGCGAGAGGTTCATGCGGCCGCCTTGCCCGTGCCGGCGTACTTCGCATACGCGCGGTCGAGCTTCACGTCATACAGGTTGATCGCGAATGCCGGGCCGTTGTAGCCTTCCGCGAACGCCGCCCACTTCCGGGCCCGAAGCGCGGCCAGCAGCTTCTTGTCGGCCGCGACGTACCGCACGAATGCGTCGAGGTGCTCGGCTTCGCCCAGCTCCATGCGGGACACGAATTCGTCGACGTTCGCGTAGCCGAGGCGCTTCCAGTGGTACGCCATCACCTGGAACGCGCCCCAGCTCGCGGACTCGTATGCCGACGCCGCGTCGATCCGCGCCGCGGTGTCGAGCCGCACGTATTCGGCGGCGCCGCCCTGGTAGCCGCCGCGCTTCGGGTTGACGACGCTCGGCCATCGTGCGGCGGCCGCATCAGCCGCTTCCTTGCCGAGATTCACGACGAGCCGCTGATACATAACGTGCCGCTCGAACAGGATCTTCGGCCGGCCGTCGTCCAGAAAGCCCACGCCGCGCGACTCGACTTCGTTGACGGCGCGCACGCACGCGAGCGATATGCCGAGCGTCGCGGCCGCGCGCGTGAGGTCGGCGTCCGTCAGGTGCTTCGGGTCGCGCTGCCCGCTAGCAAGCACCCGGTACGTCTTCGGACCGGCGATGCCGTCGACGACGAGGCCCGCGGTCGCCTGCAACGTCTGAACGGCCCGCTCGGTCTGTTCGTCATAGAGATGCGACACGTCGAGCGAATAGCCGGCGCGCACGAGGCGCTGCTGCAGCAACCCGACTTCCGCGCCGTGGTCGTTGAATCGAAGGATGTTCACGCTTCGTCACTCCGTAGAAGACGCGCGACGTTGCCGCGCGCGAGGTACACCAACACGGCGAGCAGGACCGCGAGCGCCGCGTGGAAAAAGCCGGTCGGCTTCGGATGAAACAGCAGCTCGATCGCCGAGCCGCCCGAAATCGCGACGATCACCCAGGCCGCCCACGCGACGTGGAAGCGATGCCGCGCGCCGTTCTTGCGGTAGGTCAGCACGCGCACGATGACGGCGAGGTGCGCGGCGAGCGCGACGAGTGCGGACGAGACATGCACGTCAATCTCCCTTCCTGAACAGCGCGAACAGGTCCATGCCCTTCACGCGCTCGATCAGCGTCAGCGTGACCGCGATCACGAGCGCGGCCGCGAAGAACGCGGCGACGCCCGTCGAGCGGATCGGCACGGCGTGGACGATCTCGGGCGCGGCGAGATAGCCCATCACGAGCGAGATGAGCATGTATACGGCGCGCTTCGCGATGCCGAGGTCTTTCGACGTGACGACGACGAGCGCCGCGCCCGCGAATGCGCCGATCAGCGCGTCGCCGTCGACGCCCGGCGCGATGCCGGCGAGGCCGACCGCGGCGAACAGCGCCGCGGCCGAAGAGGTGTTCGGTTCAGCCATGCATTCGGCTCCGGTCAGTCAAACAGTTGCAGTAGCGGCGTGGTCGTCTCGATCGCGCTGCGCTCGGGCATCGCCACGACGGTTCCCATCGGCAGCACGACGCCGAGCTCGGCGAGGCCCGGATTCGCTTCCAGCACGGCTTCGACCGTGCCCGCCGTGCTGCCGTAGTGCCGCCAGCAGAGCGCGTCGAGCGTTTCGCCTTGCAGTGTCGCTACCTTCATTTCCCGAATTCCTGCCCGTCGCGATCGAACAGGCCGAGCACGCGCGGCTTGATTCGAGCTCGCCGGCGCGCGATTACGTCGGCCCGTATGGCCGCCTCAGCGCCGACGCGATCCGAGCAATAGGTGATCTCGCGCCAGAACAGGATCGCGATGCGCCGCTGCACCTGGAACGCGCCCGCGAAGAACAGCGTTCCGCCGCGCACGCGAGGCTGTGCGATCTGCCGAATGCGATACATGGGGCGGGCCATCAGATCAGCTCCACGGTTGAGCGTGCAACGCCGAGGATGTCGCTGATTGCCCACCGCGCGTTGCGGCGCGCTTCGTCGATCGTCTCCGCGAGGTCGGCCGCAGCCTGGCCGCCGCTCTTCGTCGTGTCGTAGCCGCGGTACTTCTCGGTCACGTCCGCGTGCGTCAGGTGGTACACCGCGCGCCGGTAGCGGGAAACGAGCGCGGATTCCCCGTCGACGCGCGCGGCCGGCACGTCGGCGAGCGTTGCCGCGCCCGCCGAGCGCTGCCGGGCGCGCCACGCGGCGAGCTCGTCGTTCACGGTCAGCAGCGCGTCGCGCGCGGCGTGCCGCAGCCGCTCGGCCGTCACGGTGCCGTCCAGGCGCATCGCGTCGCGCAGCGCGGACAGATCGATGTCCGGGAAGAAGCCGTCGTTCGTCAGCGTGCCTTCGATCGGCGTCGCCGCGACGGCGGGCGCGGCGGTGGCAACAAAGCTGTTCATGGTCGGTTCGCAATGAGGTGGCGGTGGACCGGCGCACCAGGCCCGTAACCGTCAGGCGTAGGGCCTGGGCGCCGGTGCCGCCATGCCGAGGTGGGCTCTTTACGTGCCGTCGGCGCCGTCGCTCCGACGGCCCGCGGCTTCGACCTGCTTCGTCAGCCGGTCGATGTCCTTTTTCACGCCGACGCGATCGTTCAGCGCGACCGCGCGGCGCAGATAGTCGAGCGCGCGCGCCGGCGCGGCGGCCTGCGTCGCGTAGCCGAGCGCCTTGTACAGCTTCGCGCGCACCTGGTCGTGCATGTCGGCGTCGCGCGTCAGATCGTCGACGAGCTCGAGGCTCGCCGCGTCGAACGTCTCGCCGTCGAGGAACGACGACAGCGCGGCGTCGGCGAACTGCTCGGCGACGAGCGACGCGAGCGAGCGCTCGAACTGGTCGGGCAGCGTCAGGCCGTGCGCGAGCGCGTAGGCCGCGATCGCGAGCGCGCCGTCGAAGTCGCCGGCGTCGATGCGCCAGACCATCACCGTCACGAGTACGTCGTCCTGCGCGCCGCGGCCGCCGCTCAACGCCCCCGCCACGTAGTCGGTGTACTCCGGCAGCAGCTTGCGTTTCAGCTCGACCTTCCGCTCGATCGACTGAATGCCCTTGAGCGCGCGGCGGTCGGCCGCGAGCTTCGCGAGCATCAGCTCATAGGCGGTCGCGCCCTTCATCGTCGCGCCGGGCGACACGGCGGCCGCCGCGCGCGCGGCCGAGACGCGATTGAAGTGTGCGCGGGCGGGCGTGTTGATCGTCATGCCGTCACCAGTTCGATGTTTTCGGCCACGCAGCCGCAACCGAAGTCTTCGACCACGTAGGCGTCGTTCGACGATTCGTAGTTCTCGATCCGGTCGCGTTCCGGCACTTCCTTCAACGTGCGCCTGCGCGCGCCTTCCTGGTAGTAGATCGACAGATTCGACAGCTTCGTGACCATCAGCGCGCGCTTCGGGAAGAACGGCACGCGCACGGCCGGCAGATTGCCGATGCGCTTCTGGCTCACGATCAGATCGGCCGCGAGCCGCTCGGTCGGCGCCTGCGTCGCGTTGACTATCGGGAAATACTTGTCGTGCAGCAGCTCGCGGCCGCAGATCGCGACAAGGCCCGTGTCTTCCTGAAACCACGGGTCGATCATCGACGAAACGATGTCCATCACGAGCGCGTCGAGGTTCTCGTAATCGCCCGCCTTGCCGACGAGCACCTTGCCGGCCTGCTTCGCGCCTTCGTGCAGCACGCGCTGCGCCGCACGCTCGCGGTACTGTTGCAGCCAGCCGATGTTCACGTCCTGCAACAGCGGGTTCGCCTGCCGGTCAGTCGTCGCGGCCGCCTTCACGCCGTTCCAGCCGATCATGATGCGATCGAGCGCCCCCTGGTTGAGGATCACGTCCCGGATGCGCTGTTGGAAGTCGGCGAACTTCGCCCACATGTCGAGCTTGCGATACGGAATCGCCGTGTCGTAGTCGGTCTTCTCGCAGCGGTAGCGGTTGCTGTCGAGCGCCGTCGGGTCGATCGGTTGGCGTGCGGCCTTCGTCGTGTCGGTGCGGCTCGCGATCGGGCCGGACACGGACAGGCCGAGCTTTTCGCCTTCGAGCTCAAGCACGGGCAGGATGTTGATGCGCTTGAGAAACTCGCTCGATTCCTGCATCTTCGTTTCGAGCCGCTGTTGCACGGTCGGCTCGACCGCGAATTTTTTCGACACGTCGCCCGTGTCGTTCAGTTTGGCGATTTGCGAGGTGTACTTTTCATACGCCTTGCGCGCTTCCTTTCTCATCGGGGAATGCTCCTGTGTGGTGTGCGGGATGGGTCAGCAGTCGGTGACGAGCTCGCCCGTCGAGCCGGTCGAGGGCGGGCGCTGCGGCGCGCCGTTGTCGGTGTTCGACAGCTTCTCGGTGAGCGCTTCGACGGCGGCGAAGGCTTCGTCGGCGCGCTTCTTCGCGTCGGCCGCCGCGCTCGTGGCGCTCGCAACGGTCGTGCTCAGCGTCGCGACTTCGCGGCCCGTGTTGTGTGCGTGGGTCGCGACCTGTTCGACGGCTTCGCGCATGTCGGCGAAGCGCTCGTCGTCGTTCTCGCGGTTGCGGGCAAACAGGCCTTTGACCCATTCCTTGAGGCCGGCCGTCTCGGTCGCGCCTTCGAATTCGATCGCCGTCTCGCATGCAGGCGAATAGAGGTTGTTCGAGCGCTTCGCGGCGAATTGCAGCGCTTCGGTGCCGAGGCTCGCCGGGTCGTCGGTCGCCGCGAGCCCGACGAGATACGCCTCGCCGATGTCGGCGAAGTCGGGGTTGATCTCGATCGACGTGAAGAGCTTCTGCCGCTTCTTCGACAGCGCGACGAGCTCGTCGGTCGGATCGATCTGTGCAAACAGCGCCATCTTCCCTTTCAGCGGGCCGTCTTCGATTTCGGCCGCCTTCAGCGCGATCACGTCGCCATACGCGCCGAACGGGTTGTTCGCCGACAGCGGCGCCCAGCCCTTGATGTGCTCGACGTTCACGCGTGCGTTGTACAGCTTCGGGTCGTAGTGCTTCGCCATCTGCGTGAGCCATTCACGCTTGATCTCGCGGCCGTCGACGGTCGCGCCTTCCACTGCGACGCGGAAGAATTTCGATTTGCTTGCCATAGAGAGGGTCGAACGTGGTTGAGTGAGCGTGGTTCTCATGTTCGGCGTTCCCGCGCTACGGCTCAACGAGCGGCGTTTGTGGCTCACGCCGGTACAGTCCGCTCCGCGTGCTCGCGCGTGCGCGGCGGCCTACGCTTGGCCGCATGCTCGAAACTACGGACCCTCATCAGCTCGAAAACGACGTGCGCAAGGTCGCGCGCACGCTCTATTGGCAAGGCTGGCGCATCGCGTCGATCGCCCGCCATCTCGACGTGAAGCCCGCGACCGTCGCGTCGTGGTGCCGACGTGAAAAGTGGAAGGATGCAACGCCCGTCGAGCGCATCGAGGCATCGCTCGAAGTACGCATGATGGTGCTGATCGCGAAGGAGAAAAAAGACGGCGCGGACTACAAGGAAATCGATCTACTCGGCCGGCAGGTCGAGCGGCTCGCGCGCGTGCGCAAGTACGACGAGACGGGGAAGGAATCGGACCTGAACCCGAAGATTGCGTCGCGCAACGCCGGTCCGAAACGCCGCGCGCCGCGTAACGAAATCAGCGAGGAACAGCACAAGCGCATCATCGAAGCGTTCCGCGATTCGCTGTTCGACTATCAGAGAGTGTGGTATCGGAACGGCGATCAGCGCACGCGCAACATCCTGAAGTCGCGGCAGATCGGCGCGACGTGGTACTTCGCGCGCGAGGCGCTCGTCGACGCGCTCGACACCGACCGAAATCAGATCTTCCTATCGGCCAGCAAGGCGCAGGCCCACGTCTTCAAGCAATACATCACGCAGTTCGCGCGCGATGCTGCCGACGTCGAGCTCACGGGCGACCCGATCATCTTGCCGAGCGGCGCCACGCTGTACTTCCTGGGGACGAACGCGCGTACCGCGCAGTCGTATCACGGCAACTTCTATTTCGACGAATACTTTTGGGTTCCGAAGTTCCGCGAGTTGAACAAGGTTGCGTCGGGCATGGCGATGCACAAGCGCTGGCGCAAGACCTACTTCAGCACGCCGTCGAGTGTCACGCACGAGGCGTTCGCGTTCTGGAGCGGCGCGCACGCGAACCGCGGCCGCGCTGCGGGCGAGCGCATCCAGATCGACACGAGCCACGAAGCGCTCGTGCGCGGCATGTTGTGCGAGGACGCGCAGTGGCGGCAGATCGTGACCGTGCTCGACGCGATTGCGGGCGGCTGCAACCTGTTCGACATCGACGAGCTGCGCCGCGAGTACAGCGCCGAGGAATTCGCGAATCTGCTGATGTGCCACTTCATCGACGATTCGCTGTCGGTGTTCAAGCTGTCCGACCTGCAACGCTGCATGGTCGACTCGTGGGAGGAATGGGCGGACGACTTCTCGCCGCTGCTGCTGCGCCCGTTCGGTCATCGCGAGGTGTGGGTCGGCTACGATCCGGCGCTCACGGGCGATTCGGCGGGGCTCGTCGTCGTGGCGCCGCCGCGCGTCGACGGCAGCGCCTTTCGCGTGCTCGAGCGCCACCAGTTCCGCGGCAACGATTTCGAGGAACAGGCCGCGGCAATCGAAGCGATCACGCAGCGCTACAACGTCGGCTACATCGCGATCGACACGACGGGCATGGGGCAAGGCGTCTACCAGCTCGTGCGCAAGTTCTTCCCGGCCGCCGTCGCGCTGAACTACTCGCCCGAGGTGAAAACCCGCCTCGTGCTCAAGGGCCAATCCGTCGTCCGGAACGGCCGCCTGCAATTCGACGCGGGCTGGACCGATCTGGCGGCGGCATTCATGGCGATCAAACAGACGATGACGGCGAGCGGCCGTCAGGCGACCTACACCGCCGGCCGCACCGACGAGACGGGCCACGCCGACCTGGCGTGGGCGTGCCTGCACGCGATCGATCGCGAGCCGCTCGCCGGCGGCGGCATTCATTCATCTTCATTCACGGAGTTTTACACATGAGCAAGCGCCGATCGCGCGCGCCGCGCACGTTCGCGGCCGCGCCCAATCCGAGCGCCGGCAGCGCCGCGCCGGCGCGCGCCGAGGTCTTCACGTTCGACGATCCGACGCCCGTCATGAACCGGGCCGAGATTCTCGATTACGTCGAGTGTTGGTCGAACGGCGAATGGTTCGAGCCGCCGGTCAGCTTCGCCGGCCTGGCGAAATCGTTTCGCGCGAGCACGCACCATAGCTCGGCGCTCTTCTTCAAGGCGAACGTGCTCGCGTCAACGTTCCGTCCGCACCGCTGGCTGTCGCGGCACGCGTTCGAGCGGTGGGCGCTCGATTTCCTGACGTTCGGCAACGGCTATCTGGAACGCCGCCGCAACATGGTCGGCGGCACGCTGCGGCTCGAGCCCGCGCTCGCGAAGTACGTGCGGCGCAAGGCGGATTTCAGCGGCTTCGTGTACGTGAACGGCTGGCAGGACCGGCACGAGTTCGAGCCCGACAGCGTGTTCCAGCTCGTGCGGCCGGACATCAATCAGGAGGTCTATGGCCTGCCCGAGTATCTGAGCTCGCTGCACTCGGCCTGGCTGAACGAATCGTCGACGCTGTTCCGGCGCAAGTATTACGAGAACGGCAGCCACGCCGGCTTCATCCTGTACATGACCGACGCCGCGCAGAAGCAGGACGACGTGGACAACATGCGCGACGCGCTGAAGAACGCGAAGGGGCCGGGCAACTTCCGCAACGTGTTCATGTACGCGCCGGGCGGGAAGAAGGACGGCATCCAGCTCATTCCCGTGTCCGAGGTCGCCGCGAAGGACGAGTTCTTCAACATCAAGAACGTGACGCGCGACGACTTGCTCGCCGCGCATCGCGTGCCGCCGCAGCTACTCGGCATCGTGCCGAGCAACTCGGGCGGGTTCGGCACGCCGGACACCGCCGCGCGCGTGTTCGGGCGCAACGAAATCAGGCCCCTGCAGGCCCGCTTCGCCGAGCTGAACGACTGGCTCGGCGAGGAGGTCGTGACGTTCGACGATTACGAGATTCCGCCGGCGCCGGTCGCGGCGTAGCGCAACCGGCACACCGCTTTCATGCGGCAGGGCCGCGCACCGGGCAACCGGGCGCGGCCTTTTTTCGAGGGCTTCATGCTCGGCGATCGGTCGAATGCCGGAGGCGGTCGACCAAGCCGAAGAGGGCGAACGACAAAACGAGCGCGAGAACGAAGCTGATGACGAGCAGGATACCGACGAAGATCTCTTCGTTTTGTTCGCCGCCGTCAGAGCCGAGCGCGCGAAACACGGGAGACAGTGCGTTCCAGCCTTCGCCGCCGTTGGCGAACCAATGCGTCAGCAACGGCAATGATGAGATGCCCGTCAGAAGAGGCCAGGTAAGCAGCAGCGCCAGCAATATACGGCCGATCATCTTCATTTAACCGTCACCCTTCCGTATGCCCTGAATGAGGTTCCCGGAACCTGCGTAGTCGGTTGCGCTTTCAGGAAAGCCCGCAGCTTATCGAACTGCCCGCGGCTCGTCAGCGTAATGCATCCGTCGCTTTCGCCCAGCCGGCCGACCGGGTGCAGGCGGAAATGACCCCGGCGGATGCCGTTGACGATCGTCCAGTCGTCAATCTGGCCGTCAATGCGGTACAGCGCGAACCATTCCACGCGATACGTGTTCAGGGCAGCGTCCATCACCGCGTCCCTAAACCAGCCAAGATGGCCGCCGCTTTGCCGGTCGGTGATGTAGTAGACGCCTGCGGGCAGCGGGCCTCTATCCGCTACGGCAGTCGAGCCCGGATCGTTGATGTATCGGCCGTTACCGGAAAAGGCGGGGACGCTTCCGAATCCTGGACAAGTCAGTGTCGATAGGCGGCTGCGGTTCAGGACGAATGTGCACTCGGCGGGCATAGGGTATTCCTCGGGACAGAGCTCTCAGGTTGTTATGGCGTAGGTTCGCCTAGGGCGGCAGCGCCCCGTTAGTCTTGCGCTAACTTCTATCGGAACTTGGCTGGTGGTGCAAGCCCACTGCGGCTGCGCTTGAATAGGGGCGCTACAGGGCATTATGGCCGCGGGACGCTCGCGCCGAGTTCAACCAGGCCGAGCGAGGCCGTTGTAGGCCCGTCAGGTGGGCGAATGGGGGCGGAAATGGGGGAGGAGGCCAATGTGCGAAGGAGGGTGCCGCGGCCGCCTTTGCGCGGTCCCCCTCCTCGCCCGCGGTCTTTCTTGATGGGGCACTTTTCATGCATCAGTCACGTGCCGCGCGAGCGTCCACTGGCATGGACTTCCGGCGACTTTGTATGGTGGCAGAGTCGTGCGTTTTGATGCACTCTGTTGCGCAATAGCGCGAGGGTTGCCTTCCGCAGTCGTATCGTTAACTGACGACATCTCCGGCCTGAGGCCTAGCACTTGCGCGGGCACTCGAAAATACATCATCGAAGTGATTTAGAAAGGTTTCGATGAGGTGGCCATGATAATAGCCGTAAGCCGTGATGGTAATATCTTTATCTTTCGGTTTTATTATATTGAAAGTCAGCTTGTCTGATTCAATCTTGGGCAGGAAAAAAGCTTTATTTCGCCATTCGGTGGACTTGTGTGTGTAGTATGTCGCATCGTCCTGCGTGATCTTCTCCCATGTCGTGATTTTCCCTTCTTGCTCCTTTTGTCCGATTTTTGCGTTAAAGGCGCTGAGAAGACTTCTTGCCTTATCTGTAAAGAAGTGCGTTGACATCGTGATATCTCCCCGTCACATCAGAAAAATGTTCCCCGTGCTGGCTCTTTAGTGCGATCTCGCAACGCGAAGCATTTTCTTGCACTGCTATAGGCCAGCAAAGACCATACTAGGTGATGCAATAAGAGTTTTCAATTTGGAATGCCAATGCCTTCTTCGTGGTTTACCCATGGGAGGGCAAAGAGGGCCGTAAAATCTCATTAGGGAAGCGCTAATTAAATGCTGATTCCACGTGATGAGCCACGCGCCGACAATAGTTTGTGGCGCATGTAAGTAATCAACACCTCCATTGGAAGGCAAAGGGGCGCAAACACCGATTCTTGAAGAAACGACGTGTGCATCAGGACGTAGTAGGTCTGAGGCTTGGCGATCGATGAGTATTGGCAAGGTTCGCCGGGCGAATCACTGCGTCACGGCCTTCTTGGGGAGTTTGGTTCGCGGAATCATGTGTCGCGTTAGGCCTGCGCTTTCCAACGCCGCATTGAATTCGCGCGCGAGTTGGGCATTTTTCTTGAACTGGTGAGGGCGGTCCGAGGATTCATCCAGAGCCGCGCAAATATGTTTGTGGATAGCCTGAAGTTCGGTATCCATATTCGAGCTGAACTCGTAAAAGGCATTGGTTCCAAGGTCGGCAAAGATGTTGATGTACGCCGGCCCGTCTTCCGCGCGGTGCACGTGCGTGCGCAGGAATTGTGACAGCTTCGACGACGGCCGTTCGTCACATTTTCGGTCGATATGCTGCCAAACCTTGTTTTGTAAGATTACTCGAGGTCCATCAGCGTGGGTCGACTCAAACGTGTACGCATCGACGAATGCAGGACCAAACACCATTGGAGGTGCCGTTGGGTTCTCTGGATCATTGTGACGGTGATAGAGGTCACCCATTGCTATTCCCCCTCGGCTGGCGAATCCGTATGAGAGGAGCGTGCGGCACACCTTAAACACGGCGAACACTAGCAAACCAATCTCGCAAATGTCACGTCGGACCGACATGACGATAAAGTCGGAGAACGAGTGAAACCGATCATCGAACTCGGCGGGTGTCAATTTGAGATCGACTAGAGGCGCAAACGCCTGCGCAAACCCGTCGATACGAATGTCCAATGCTGCATGGATACGGTGGAGAAGTTCCGCTTGTCGTGCGGACTTCACGATCCACTCCTTGAAGCCCAGGATGTCAATGAATGCGACGACGCGCTCCTCATACGCTACCCCTTTGGGGTAGTCGGTCTGAAGCTTGGGGAGCGCTTTGTTTTCCTGAGCGGGAACTTTGATTGCGGAGAGATCGGGCTCCCGTACTACTTTTTTGTGCCCCCGCGTGCCGGTGGTCTTTCGGGTCGCCAATTTTAATGGGCTGGCTTATTTGCGAGTTTGCGGAAGTAGGTTGCAATCGATTCGTTAGTGATCCACGAACTCGGTCCTTGGCTCCAGACCTTCTGCCACGGCCCATCACTATCATGCGAAATCGCAACGAGTTGGGCAGTGGTCAGGCCACTATGGACGCTTAGGACGTGATCAATCAACTGGCTGCTCCAACTTCCAGCAGGAAGGGACGGCTGGCTGACGACGAGGGGGTGACTAACAGGTATCGGATTTGACGAAAACACCTTCAGCGTGTGATACAGCCCCGGCAGAACAGGGCCGAATCGCCATGCTTCGAACTGTTCGCTTACGAGCGCCTCACCGGACAGCGCGAGGTGCCAGCCGTGACAGAAGTAAGCGAGCTTCTGGATTGCGAGGTTCGTCGTAAATTGGGGCCGGTTTTGGGCGTCGGACCGGCGGATCAACTCTGCTGCGAGTTGGAGCGCTGATATCGTCATAGCCCTCTCCTGAAGGATCGTGAATTTTCGCCGAGCACTGCTCGCAGCGAAACTGCAGAATTCTACTCGGAAGTATTTCCGTAACGCTAGTCTAGTCTAAATACTGTACGTATACCCAGTTAATTTTTTGTTGGGCGTTGCGCCACAGTGTAACGCCCCGCACGGGTGAGAGAAGGGCGCCGGCAACTGCCACCAACACTTCGTGGCTTGGCGAAGGGTGCACATCCCACGGCTTTGCGTGGACGAGACGCTGGGCAGTAATACAGTGAAATTACAGTTGGGGCGAGCTTGGACGGCCTTGATTGGCCTTGGTTAGCCTTGACATTGAGGATTGCGAGTCGCGCAAGTCATTGATTTAAAAAGGGGTGGGGCTCGTAGAGAAAACTCCGAAGGCAGGGGTTGCTGGTTCGATCCCAGCCGGGCGCGCCAAGTCTTTGTTTTCTTGGGCTTTCTCAGCCGCATCAGCCGGCTTCGAGGTCAAGCTCACCACGGCGGTAGCGCCAAGCACCACAGTCGCCGCTACGCCCGCCGCTCGCAGATTTCCTAAAGCACGTTGCCATACTGAGCTGCGCTCGGTGTCCAGCTCCATTTCGATTTCCGCGAGCGTTTCGAACACAGGCCGGCCTGCCACTTCGGCAAGCAGCATGATGTCGGCCGCGTCGGGTTTGCGTCTCCCGGCCTTCCAATCGCTTATCCGGCTCGCCGGGCGGCCGATCCGCTCCGCGAGCTCGCCATATGAGCCCGCCGCATCCTTCGCGAGTTCGATGAGGCTAGAAATATTCATACGAACCTCTTGCAACTTCCCAGAATGGTAACTATGATTACCAAAACGGTAATTTACCGATTTGGGTATTGAGCGAAGTCTAGCAGGCTATGGAGAAAGGAAAAATCTGACCCCTATTTATGGGTCAGCGGGGGCGGCGGAACTGCTTGGGGTTGTAGATCGCTCGCTTGATCGGATCGAGTTCTTTTTGCCGCCGTAGCTGCACGCGCCGGCGATCCGATCGAAAGGCAACGAAGACCGTAACAAGTGCAATGGCGATCAGGAGTCTGGCCTCGATCGTTAGTGCTGCCCAAGTCAACCGCATTTCAGCGGCCGCGACTTGCGGGAATTGAAGCGAGGCGACGTTCAACGGTACGTGTCCGCTCGGCTCGCGGATGGCGTCTGTGAGTCAACGGTGAAGCGTGAGCTCAGGCTGTTGTCCGCGGCTATCAACTTTGTGCGGACCGAGCACGACTACCCGGAACTGGCAAACCCAGTGCAGAGCCTCGGTCTTGATGGTGGCGAATCGCGAGTTCGCTGGATATCACGAAGCGAGGCGACGGCGTTGATTCTCGCGGCCGGGGCGGCCGCACGACAGCCGCATCTTCGAAACTTCGTGCGACTCGCCTTGAGCACGGGGTGTAGGAAAAACGAGCTGCTCGCGCTCGAGTGGCACCGGGTCGATTTCGAGCGTTCACATTTTCGACTCGAGTGCGAGCACACGAAGAACGGTAAGCGTCGATTGGTGCCGCTCAACAGTGGCGCGTTGTTGGCGCTGAGGGATCAGCGTGATTGGGTAGCGCGACATTGCGCCGGGTCTGAGTGGGTGTTTGCCTCCAGCTCGGGGAGGCGAGTCGGCAACCTGCAAAAAGGATTCGTCGCGGCATGTGCTCGCGCCGGAATCGAAAATTTCCGCATCCACGATCTGCGCCACACCTTCGCATCATGGCTCGTCATGGAGGGCGTTTCCCTGTACGTCGTCAAGGACCTGTTGGGACATTCCTCCATCACGGTCGCTGAGCGCTATGCGCATCTGTCCCCTGATCACGGTCGCGAGGCCGTGCAGAAACTCTTGCCGCTCTAACCGATTGGTTGAATTGCAGCGGCATAGCAAATTTGCTAACACGAAACAAAATTGGACAGTCGTCTATTACAACGAGCGCGTCAAACGCGACGTCTTCGCGCTGCCGGCAGGGATTCTGGCAGACTATCTGCGGCTCCTGGACTTGATGCAGGAGTTCGGCGCGGATTTGCGTATGCCGCACTCGCGAGCAATGGGGGCGGACTGTTTGAATTGCGCCCAAAAGGCAGGGAAGGCATCGGGCGCGTGTTTTACTGCACCCATGTTGGACAGCGGGTCGTGGTCCTGCATTCGTTTGTGAAGAAAACGCAGGAGACGCCTCAGAATGAGCTGCGAACCGCTCGGGTGCGTTTAAGTGAGGTGCGTAATGGCTAAGGTAGTCGTGAAGCGTGCTAGTGCTGAAGGCTTCAACCTGATCCAGCACACGGTAGATGATACGGAGCATCTGCTGGCAAAGCCGGGAGTCAGAGCGGCGTATGATGCTCTGGAAGATGAGTACATGGCCCTGCGGGCCATTTTGGCTATTCGGCATGAGGCCGGATTGACGCAAGCTCAAGTGGCAGAGCGCATGGGAACTACGGCGTCAGCGGTTTCGCGACTTGAGGCATCTCTGTCTAGTGAAAAGCACTCACCCTCTTTTGCGACGCTGCGCAAGTATGCTGCTGCGTTTGGCAAGAGATTGGTGATTTCGTTTGCTTAATGGTTCCCAAAGCGCGTGAGGATTCATGCAAAAAATGGGAGACGAAAATGGCAGGCGGCATTCAAAAGCTTCTGTTCATTGATACCAATATTTGGTTGGATTTCTATCGCGCGAGAAACGAAGCTTATCTTGGTCTGTTGCCGCGTCTCGAAACGCTAAGTAATAGAATTATCGTCACTCATCAGCTGGAGTCGGAATATAAGCGGAATCGGCAAAGTGTTATTTTGGAGAGTGTGTCTGAGCTTAAGAATAAAATGCCTGATAAGGTGCCGAGTATTGGGGTGTTGGCTACCACAAGGGAATTTGGAATGCTTAAGCGCGATATTGATAATGCGAGAAAACGCATCAAGAATTTACAGGGCAAGTTGATTTCGATACTTGAGCGGCCCGCGGAAAAAGACCAAATCTACCAAGTAGTGCATCGAATCTTTCACCGTGATCATCCTCTCGTGCTCACGCGGGAAGAAAGGCACAACAACGCGCGCAAGGACATTCGCGACCGTGCGTATAGAAGATTTATGCATGGATGCCCGCCGCGAAAGAGAAACGACACGTCGTATGGAGATGCAATTAATTGGGAGTGGATGATCGATTGTGCGATTCAGGCGAACGCAGAATTGGTGATCGTGTCACGCGATGGCGATTACGGATCAACATATGACTCAAAGTCGTATATTAATGATCATCTGAGGCAAGAGTTCTCGAACCGAGTAAGTCAAAAGCGTGAGCTATTGTTGTATACGAGGGTATCTGATGCGCTCAAGCATTTTCATGTCGCGGTGACACATGCTCAGGAGAAAGCGGAGGCGGATTTGGTTGAACAAATGGCCCTTGGAGACAAGTTCCTGAGCCAGTCGCAACCGATGCAAGACATCGCTAGCATAGGCGATAATGCGATGGAGAATGGTCTGGAATAAAGTCTTTGAAATGGCATGTCGGGCAGCTGTATCGCAATATGGCGAACAGAAGGGGGCGTTGCAAACCGTTGCGTGATTGTTTTTGCTAGCGCGGTGACAATTCGGCGGGCTTTCTGTCCTCAGAAGATGGCGCCTCTCGTTGCACTCCATGTTTGCGCGGAAAATACATGAAACCCTGTCAAAACTGGCAGGATGGTTTCACTTTTCTGCCTCGTGCTACATTTTCCGCAAGATTTTCTCGTTGGGGTTCAAGATGGGGTTTGCGTTCATCCGCGAGGGCGATACGACAACGCACGGAGGGTGGGTGCTCGCCGGTACGTCAACATTTATCGCTTATGGAAAAGCAATCGCCTTACTTGGCGACATGGTGTCATGTCCGCGTTGCGATGGGATTTTCCCGATCGTGCGTGTGAAACAGCGGAACATGGAGCTTGGGGAACGTCCGGTGGCGACGGAAGGTGATAAAACCGCATGCGGCGCTACTCTGATCGCGTCCCAAGGTACCGCCACCGTTATGCCGACAGCTGGCGCGTTCTCAGGCGCTAGTGCACCCTCCGTTGGCGGTGGGGTTATACCGCTGCCTGTTGGCTCGATCCGAGGCGGCTTACAGCGAGGGCGGTTTCAAGCGGTCGACGACGACACCGGTCGTCCCATTCCGAATCATCTGTACACCGTAACCGGGAGTGGCGGACAGATCATATCCGGTCGAACCGATGAGAACGGGTACACCGATTGGGCGGAAAGCAACGGATCGGCGACGTTGACGTTCGACTCCAATAGGTCCAAGACGGCATGA